AACTTTGGTATGATAGATATCATTACCTTTAATTGTTTTATAGATTGTGTGTACTTTAGCTTTTGTATAATATACATTATCTTTAATCTTAGTTTGTACACTAACTAAAGTACCATCTTTGTCTCTTAAGTCTTCTTTTAATTTAGATATAACATTACCTAAAGAGTCACAGTAAAGAGTGTCAATTAAGGTTATAGTTTCTCCAGGAATTACAATTGTAGTATCTTTAATTTGTATTACAGTTACTATACTATCTTTTTGTACACATAGTGGACAATACTTTGCTAGTCTCTTTTCAAGAGAACAAGATGAAACTAAAATAAATAATAATAAGTATATAAAATATTTCATGTTAGCTTTAGTGATTACAACAATAATTTTATTTGATTTTGGATACTGTTAAAAAAGCTGTATACGTAGGACTAACAAAAATAATTTGTTTAGATACTAAATAGTAATTAGGATTTGCGGCAAAATAGTTATTAATATCTGTTGCCAATAATGCTACACTAGTATTACTTAAAGTAACTTCAACACAATTTCTTACTTGTGTTAAAGAAGCAAGTTTTAACATTCCTAATTGCCAAGGAAAGTTATTTCCTTTGCTACCGTAATCTTTTAAATTTCCTACTGACATGTTTTCTTATTTTAATTGATCTTATATCTATAATATACAAAAAAATTTACAACTTTCCAAACATATATTTTTATGCATTTTTATTTGAACCAGATTCTAAAGATGTAATATTAGATTGTACCATTTTTTGGTATCTTTCACTTAATTCTGTACTTTTATTAACTAGTTTAATAAACTCATTTCTAGATTCTTTTGATTTACCAATCCACCAAGCAGAAACTGCTTTTTGAAACTCAAGTTGATAATCACCTTCATATCCTAAATTAACAGTTACTGGTTTAGCATTTGCATAGTATTTTAATCCTAATATAGCATAACTATACATTTGATTATATTTTTTTTGTCTTTCATAATACTCACTTATAAATAAATATGCTTCTGGTCTTTCCGTATCAAAGTTAAGTGCATTAAGCCATAATCCTAATTCAGTAACATCTCTTCTTTTAAGAGTAGATAAACATTTAGCAGTCATTAATAATGCTTCATAGGTTTTATTTGGATTTTTTGAGTATTCTGCTGTTCTTAAATAAAAAGACATTGCAGATGCATAATGACCATTTAAAAAATAATATTCTCCTAATTCAAATGTAGCATCTTCATCATATGGTTGATAAATATAGTTTTCTAATTTCTTTGGAGTAACTGATGTTAATGATTTTTTTATTGTAGGTTTTATTAATTTTAAATTACATAATGTTTCTAAAAGATTGATAGGAAATTTAAGAATAAAAGCTGTAGAATCTTGAAATCCAAAGGGTATTATAATATCATTACCATCAAAAGCTAAACCACAAGTAAATTCAATTGCTCCTGTCATAAATTTTAATTCAGAAGAATGAGCAACAATATTCCATTTTTTATCCCATACAATAAATCTATGATAGTATTGAGCATCTTTTTTCCCTTGTTCATTATGCCAAAGATCTACTTCATGTGTTATAGCAACATAATAATTTCCAATTGTAATAACTTGTGAGCCACCTCTAATGTCTCTTGGAAATTTTATTTTTTGTTCTACTAAAAAAACTGTTTCAGAAATACCTTTAATTGGATCTACTTTAACTACTTCTGTAGGAGAAGACCATTTAACATAATGATATGGTAAATTAAGAACAGGCATCCAGTTCTTTTCACAATAGGAACCTTTTGTAGGTGGTTCAATTCTAACTCTTTTAGTTTCTTTACCTTTATCTTCTATTGTAGAAAGTTCCATTCTACCTTCTCCATTAGTAGTTGTATCTCTTCTAACTCCTGAAAAAAATAAACTATTATCCCAATATACTACTCTTGCATCTTCAAGACCAATAAATTCCCAAAGAGGTTTAACATCTAATTTAGAAGTATTTATTTTTTGATATTTATCAATAGTTAATGTGTTAGGATCTAATTCACAAAAATAGTTAGTTGTTTTAAGAGTAAGATCATCTTCTGGATTAAGATATGATAATGGTCCCCATAAAGATTGAAATTTTTGTTCTCCCTCACTATGATATAGTGCATACTGAACGTGTCTCAGGTTTAATAAGTATAGACCATTTTGGTATATGATTGAAGGATTAGTAAGTCCTAATCCTTCAGTTATGTTTGATGGAATTATTAGATAGTTAACAGAACCTCCATTTTCTAAGGCTTTCTTAGACAAGTTGTTGATCATACTGTTAGTTTTTATCCTACAAATATAAACAATTATTTATACTTAACAAGGAAAATCGATAGCACAACTCTCACAGCCACCTGGATAATCAAAGTTATATATAATAGTTGCTGCAGAAAATGTAGTAGATACAATTTCAAAACATCTTCCTAAAGTATCAACTATAATATTACCAGCTACAAGATATGCTGGTGCATATACATATTGATTAGGTAAACCATTTGCACAACAATGACTTACTTCATATAACAGTAAGTCACATGGATTTTCTTGAAGACATTCTCTACAATCTTTAAAACTACCATCGTTACTTGTAATTGTCATTGTAGCAGGACCTGTTAAAGACCAACTAATAACTTTCCAACATACTTTTTTAAGCGGCTGTAAACTAGTATTTAAAACTAAAGTTTGTCCAATATAATATCCAAATGGTTGTAATGCAACTTCTATTTCACCTGTACAACATTTTTGTAATACATAATATAAATCATCTTCAGGACATGGTTCATCATTAATACAAATTAAACAATCTCCACCACTTATATAAGCTGCTTGAATAAATGCTCCATTAACAAATTCATTATCACCTGTATCAATAATTGACCAACAGTATCCAAATGTGTCAACAAATGTATCACTTACAGCAACACCACCACCAAGTAAATTTAATGTTGTTATTAAACTTAGATTAGTACAACATGATTCAATCATAACAACATCTGGACAAACATTATCATCTGTACATGTAGCATCACTACAATCAGTTTCTGTATAAACAGTATCAACATAAATTAAATTTGTAATAGGTGATGGTGTAGTTCCTATTACTTGCCAACAGAACCCGTATGTATCAACAAAGGTATCACCAACTACAACTCCTGGTAAAGCTCCTGTAAATATTTGTTGTGGTTGACCACAACATGCTTCAACAATTAAATTTTCAGGACATTCATTTTCAGACATACAATCAGCACATGTTTCATAACTAGTAGTAACAGTTCTTGAACTTGTAATAGGAAGACTTGTATTAGCATAAGCTTGCCAACAGTTTCCTTCATCATCAACAAAGAAATCTCCTACTGATATACTTGGATTATATACTATTTCTTGAACTATAGGTTCACAACATAATCTTAGTATCATGTTTGGTGCAGTATTAACTAAAGTACAATTTCTTTGAACTGATAATGTGTAAGAAAACTTTAATAAAAAAGTAGCTAAATCATTAGGTGTATTATCTAAACCTAATGCTACAAGAAATAATGTATCACAAGCAGGTAAAGTTTGGGATAAAACATGGGTTGTACTAAAACAATAATAACCACCCTGTTGGATTGGAAAACCTTCAGAAAAGAATACAGTATTTGTTAGAATAGTACCTTTTATACCAACTCCTAAATCACTACAATTAAAATATGAAAGATTTGTTGTAAGTGTAGGAGGTAATACAGGTAATCCTTCAATAGATCCAAGTTTTGCTGTTCCACATAATGTAATAATATCATTAGGAAATAAATCAATTGGTAAAGGAACACCAGCATTATTTTGATCCCCTTTTATTTTAGTGATAAATGGTCCAGGTTCAGTCATCTGCCATGGTGCTGTATTCCAACCTCCTACCTCATGACTATAAAACAAATTATAAGTACCAGGACCTATATTTGCAGTATATCCACTGTTAGATGCAATAAGCATGTAGTCATACTCACAACCACATTCAATTGTGATATCAGCTTGATTAGATCCACCATCAGTTGCAGTTATACAAGATCCTATAAAATTAAGTGAAGTAGCAGCAGCTACTACTGTACTACCTTCTTCTTTAATAGCAAGTGTTCCACCACCTCCACCAGCAATACCTTGTATGCCTTGAATACCAACTCCACCAGTAAGTCCTTGTATTCCTATTATTCCTTGAGGACCTTGATAGCCTTGAACACCTATTCCAACAAAACCTTGAATTCCTTGTGGACCTTGAGGACCTTGGATACCTTGTGTACCTTGAATTCCTTGGATTCCTTGGATTCCTGTATTACCTTGTATACCAGTGGTTCCTTGTATACCTTGCCCTGCAAATGCACCTGAAATACCTTGAATTCCTTGAATTCCTTGCGTACCTATAGGTCCTAATGTACAAACCCAATCAACTATTTCATTTAAACTTTGTGCTACTGAAGTATACTGAGTTATTATTGTAGTTTCTTGGCAACTAATATTTTCTCCAAAATATATAACACAATCTGCATCATATACTTCTGAACAATGTTCAGGATCAGGACATGTAAATTGAGGTTCACATGAAATAGGTGTAGTTAACCCATCATTACAAAAAAAATTTTGATTAGGTTGACTTTTGTCCATTTAGATATTAATAGTTTTTAATCTAATATAAGATAAGAAATCTTTAATGTACTATTAAATGTTTGAGTAGGAGAAACATTATGTACTTTAATTATAAAACTTCCATTTGCTATAGTATTAGTAACTAATACTGGAACTCCTGTAGTTGTTGAATCTACAGTTAATAATATTTTAGATGCTGTAGTTACTTTACTATTATTTACAGTAAAAAATGTAAAAGCATTAGTACCTGTAACAAGAGAAAAAGTTGTTATTGTTCCATTATGTGCATTAACTGTAACAGCAGTACTCGCTGAAGTTATTTGAGTTACATTAGCTGTATCATATACTGCTTGTAAAGGTGCTGTATTAATAGCTAATGATAGATAACCATCATCTCTACTTGGGTCTTTAGCTCCAATAACTAATAGACTTTGTACATCTGTTGGTATTGTTGCTCGGTAACTACTAGATTTAATCCAGCTGATAAAATTTAAAATGTCCATTTTGTTTGTTTTTTAAGTATTAATAATATATATATATAATATACAAAAATTTATTTAAAAAAACAAAAAAATTATAGAAAAGATCCGGCAAAGAAAATTAAAAGAAGAGATGCAACAATAAAATATGAACCAATAGCTTCACTTTGATGATCTATTTCATATGCATCTTTAAGTTTATTATATATAGGACTTTTAAAAAAGTTTCCTATAATCCATAACAAACATGCTATGCTTAATACAAATAACATTATTAAATAATTCATAAGGTGTCAATTCTACGTTGTAAATATACTAATGCTTTTTCTAAATCTTCTTTATTGTTAAAAGTTTTTTTACCAGCTCTAGCTAAATATTTTATTACATTTCCTAAGTAAAAATCTTTATCTAACTTCCATGCTTCTAACACATTAAAAACTTCATATGTTGAATCTTTTCCACCATAGTATTTAGGACGTGTTTCAAATGGTGGAATATCTTTTCTAAAATCATGAACATAATTTTTATTATATTTAGAATCTAAATTATTTGTAATTCTTTTATCTATATCTTCTTTAGATATTTCTTTAGAATTAATTTTATCAGTACTTGTTCTTCCTGAAAAATACGGATTATCATCTGTTATATTTACCATATTATTGCTATGTCCATTTCATTAAACATTAGTTTTACACTACCATCAATGTCAACTTTTTCTGCATGTTCTAATTGTCCAGTTGGAATATATACTGAATCTCCAACAGCAAT